AAGGCGGCCGAGGCCCCAGGTGCGCTGACGGGGCAGGCTGTGGGCAGCCTGGTGACCGACGCCGACGGCGGGGTGCTGTACGTCGCCGACACGTCCGGCGCGCCCAAGGCCGTGGCCATGCAGGCCGACCTGGACGCCCTGGAGGCCAGCGTGACCGCCGAGAGCGTCATGCTGACGCGGGAGACAGCCGGGGCTGGCGGCAAGCTGGAGCTGCTGGAGGCCACCGCGAACGGCACCAGCAAGGTGACCCTGCAGGCGCCGGCGGCGTTGGGCGCCAACCGCACGATCACCGTGCCCGACGCCGACGTGGACCTGGCCGACGCGGCCCAGGGTGTGGCCGACGCAGCCACGGCCCAGGCCGCCGTGGACGCGGTGGAGGCTCAGGTCGGGATCACCGTCCTGGCCAACCTGACGACCACCGACCAGACCGGCCTCCAGCCGGCGATCAACGAGGTGGACGCCAACGCCGACGCGGCCCAGGCGGACGCGACGCAGGCCCTGGCCGACGCAGCCACGGCCCAGGCCGCCGTGGACGCCATAGAGCTGCTGGTGGACCAGAACGTGACCAGCGGCGCAGCCCCCGTGCTGGCGGTCACCAACATGACCGGCAGCGCCGCCGGTATCGACTCCGACGCGACCGCTCACGCGGCCAGCGACGGCAGCGGACACGCCGACGTGGCCGCCAACACGGCGGCCCTGGGCAACTTGGTCTTCGGCCAGGCCACGGTCTCGAACGGCAACACCTCTGTCACCATCACCGTCGCCGGCGGCTTTGCGAACGAGGACAACGCCGTGGTGAGCTTCGCTGAGGCTCCGACAGCCGCGACCAAGATCTGGACGGCCAAGGATGGCTCCGGCGACCTGGTGATCCACATCGACCAGGACAACACCGCCAACCTCAAGGTCAACTACATCATCGACCTCCGGTGATCTGCGGTCGACAGTCGCATAGATCCAGCGGGTGGTGCGTCGTTGCCTGCGGCGCACCCCCGCGCCAGCACAGGAGCCCGACCATGCCCCGCCTGATCCTTGCCGCGGTCCTGCTGACCGCCTGCTACGAGACGACCCCGGACCCGACCGCCACCGACCTGGCGGACGGGATCTGCCACGACCCCGAGCTGCACGCGGGGTGGATCTACGACGACGACGCTCGCGCGTACGTCCTGGACATGGACCAGGACGGGATCGGCACGCCGGCCGACTGCGACGACGCCGACGACCAGGTGGGCACCCGCACCTGGCTGTGGCACGACTACGACCGCGACGGGTACGGCGGCGACGCCGTGTACGTGTGCGCCCACTACTACGACGTGGACGCTGGCGGGGTCATGGTCACCACCGGCGGCGACTGCGACGACGCCGACCCGCGCACCTACCCGCACGCCCCCGAGGTCTGCGACAGGCTGGACAACGACTGCGACGGCCTGGCCGACGACTACGACGCCCACGACCTGGACAGCGACGACGCGCTGCTGTGGTACCTGGACCTGGACGGCGACGGCTACGGCCGGCCCTACAGCGAGGTGCTGCGCTGCGACCAGCCAGCCGGCTACTCGCCCGTGGACACGGACTGCGACGACGACGACCGCCGCCGCCACCCCGGCGCGCCCGGTCGCTGGGCCTGCCCGGCCTGACGGGATCTGCAGGCGGCTGGGGCGGCCCGGTGGCCCCGGTGCCCTGCGGTCCGATAGACTGAGCGGGTGACCACGCCGACCACGCCCAGCGCCACCACCAACACCCAGGCCGCCGCCAAGGCGGCCACGGCCGTGGTCAACGTGTGCCTGCCCGCCAGCGTGTTGTCGTACGACGAGGCAACGCAGACGGCCACCGTGCGCCTGGTGCCCCGCTTCCGGCGCCAGGACCCGGCCCAGGGCAACGCCGTGGTGCCCTACGACCCGCCCGACGTGCCCAGCGTGCCCGTGGCCTTCCCGGGTGGCGGCGACTACTCGATCACCTGGCCCCTGGCCGCCGGCGACACGGGGTACCTGGTGGTGGCCGACCGGTCGATCGACGAGTGGAAGGCGAACGGCGGCACGCGGACGGAGCCGCAGGATCCACGGCGGCACTACCTGTCCGACGGGATCTTCGTGCCCGGCGTGCGCAGCCCGGCCCAGCCCCTGGAGGGCGACGCCTTGGCCAGCGACGGCTTGGTGGTGCGTGCCACCACCAAGCTGGTGGTGGACTGTCCCGACGTGCGCCTGGGCAGCGACAGCGCCACCAAGGGGGTGGCCCTGGGCCCCGACGTGCACACGCAGCTGCTGGCGATCAAGGCCATGTTCGACGCCTGGGTGCCGACGGCCGGCGACGGCGGCGCGGCCCTGAAGACGCTGTGGACGACGCTTAGCGGGACGGGCTGGCCGGCCGACACCAGCGCCACCAAGGTGGTGGCCGAGTGACGGGCCAGGCCCAGGCCCTGGACGTGCTGATGGGCGCCGACGGCGACCTGCCGGCCTTCGTGCGGCATGCCGCCGGCATGGAGGTGATCGCGCAGCGGGTGCGGGTGCGCCTGGGCACGCACCGCGGCGACTGGCCCCTGGACACCCGCGCCGGGGTGGCTTGGACCGACTACCTGGGCCGCAAGACCCTGGACCTGGCCGCCCTGGCTGCCGTGCTGGTCCTGGAGATCCTGGACACGCCCGGGGTGGTGGACGTGCAAGACGTGGACTGGATCCAGAACGGCGGCACCTACACGATCACGGCCACCGTGCTGACCGAGCTGGGCCAGGCCCTGCAGGTGGTGGTGGTACCCCAGGACAGCGCCGGCAACCCGTCCGTGACCGTGGGCGGGGTGCTGGGGCACAGCGGCACGGTGGTGCGATGACCTACGGACTGACCGCAGACGGCTTTACGGCGGCCCGCCAGGCCGACTACCTGACCCGGATCCGGAACGAGTACGAGGCGCGGCTGGTGGCGCTGGGTTTCACGCAGCTGCCCGACTGGGAGCGCGACACCTTCCTGGGGCAGGTCACCGAGATCATGGCCTGGGAGCTGGGGCAGCTGTCCGAGGTCACCCAGGCGATCTACGACGCCCGATCCGTGTCCAACGCCACCGGCCTGCAGCTGGACAACCTGGCCCTGATCGTCGGGGTGACGCGGCAGGAGGCCAGCAAGGGCACGGTGACCCTGACCTGCACGGGCACCAACGGCACGGTGATCACCCAGGGCAAGATCGTGGAGGGCGGCGGCTCTGACGGCAAGGCGCGGTGGGTGGTCAGCGAGGACGCAACGATCAGCGGCGGCACCGTGGACGTGGTGGCCGTCGCCGAGGACGCGGGCCAGGTGGTGGCGACGGCCGGCCAGATCACCACGATCGTGACGGCCGTGGCGGGCTGGTCGGCGGTCACCAACGCGGCGGCTGCGGACCCTGGCACCGCCCGGGAGACGGACGGCGAGCTGCGGGCCCGCCGCCAGCGGGCGCTGCAGGCCGCCGGCGCCACCAGCACCAACGCGATCCTGTCCGCCCTGCTGGACCTGGACGAGGTGACGGGGGCCACGGTGGTGGACAACCCAACCGGCGCCACGGCCACCGTGGACGGGATCTCGGTGGCCGCCTACGGCGTGGCCGCCGTGGTGTCGCCCAACACCCTGACGACGGCCGAGCAGGCCGTGGTCGCGGAGGCGCTCTACAGCCACCTGGGGGCCGGCACGGCCACCAGCGGGTCCACCAGCGCGACCGTGACCAAGCGCGACGGGCGCAGCCACACCGTGCGGTTCAGCATGGCCGCCGACAGCGCCGTGTCGGTCGCCTGGGTGCTGGCCATGCAGCCCGGGTACGTGGTGGGTGACGTTGACGACGCCCTGCTGGAGCTGGTCACCGACTATTTCATGACCCTCGCCCCCGGCGACACGGTGTACCCCACGCCGCTGATCGCGCTGGCAGCCACGATCGACGGGATCGCCAACGTCACCAGCCTGACCCTGGCAGGGGGCAGCAGCCCGGTCACCCACACCGCCCTGCAGCAGCCCGTCCTGGGCGCGAACAGCGTGGCCTGATGGCCCAACAGACCGCCACCACCCAGGTGCAGCATGTCCCGGACTGGCCGACGCGCGGCGAGGACCGGCTGCTGCGATCATGGGACCGGCCCCGGATCCGGGCCCTGGTCGAGGCCCTGGGGGAGGGCGCGCAGCTGCAGGAGGAGCTGGCCTGGGACCTGCTGGTATCCACTGGCCTGGACGAGGCCACGGGCGACGCCCTGGACCAGTGGGGCGCCCTGGTAGGGGAGCAGCGGCTGGGCCTGGCCGACAACGACTACCGCCAGTTCATCCTTGCCCGCATGCTGGTCAACCGCAGCAGCGGGACGGTGGACGAGCTGGTGGAGATCCTGGAGGTCGCGGCTGCGCCCGTGCTGGACGTGCAGCACCAGGACAACCTGCCTGCCGGGATCTACCTGGTGGTCACCCGCAACACCTGGCTGACGGAGGGCGCCCGACGGCGCGTCGCCCGCCTGATGGAAGCGGCCCGGCCGGCGGGCCGGCACGTGTCCGTGATCGAGTCGCTGCCGCTGGGCTTTGGGTTTGCCGACGACCCCGACGCCGGCGGCTACGACGAGGGCACCTACAGCCGCCTGATCCGTCTGGAATAGGAGCTACGCCATGCCGACCCCGCCAAGCACGACCCCCGAGTGGGCCACCGGTGGTACCGCTGAGATCGCGACCCCACCGGCACCCACCGTGTCCACCGGGTGGACCACGATCAAGCCCCCGCACGAGTGGGTCAACTGGTGGTGGAACCTGGTGTACCAGTGGATCGTCTACCTGCTGGTGACCGGCGGTCGGCGCTACGACTCGTTGCACGACGCGCTGGCGGCGCTGGCCGTGGACGACCACGCGCTGGTGGTAGAGGACGACCTGGACCAGGCGCCGGGGTCGGAGGCGGTCAGCCCTACCCACGGCGTCGGGTCCAGCGTGGACTTTGTGGCCGCCGACGGCGACGTGGTGGTGTGGCTGCACACCGACCTCAGCGCCCAGGCGACTACCCGGAGCTTCACGGGGTCAGCGCTGGCGGTTGGGGACGTGCTGGCCACCTACATGGTGTCCGGCGCCGGCACGGCCCGCGCCGTGTGCCTGGCGGGCGACTACGTGGCGATCGCCTACGGCAACCTGGTGGACGTGTTCGACAAGGCCGCCGGCGGGGCGCCCTTGTACACGGTGGACCACGGGGCGGCGGTGCGCGACGTGTGCACCGACGGCACCAACCTGTACCTGGTGGGCGTGTCGGGCACGGGCACGATCACCGCCCGCGCCCGCACCCTGGCCACCGGGGCCGTGGTGTGGGACACAGACCACGGCGCCACCCTGTACTCCTGCTGCACCGACGGCCGCCGCGTGTACGTCGGCGGGGCCCTGTCGGCGGGCGTGTCCATGCGCGCGTACGAGGCAGGCAGCGGGACGGTGGCCTGGTCCTACACGCCGGCCGACGCCACCCAGCTGCACACCACCGGCCACCAGCTGGCGGTCCGGGACGGCGTGATCTACGCCGGCTACCCAGGGTCTGCGACCCTGGCCCTGATCGCCTACGCCGCCGGCGACCCCACGATCGAGCTGGGCAGCGCCAACCTGGGCGTGCAGATCGACTACGTGACTGTGGACCAGGACTACCTGCTGGTTGGGCGTACCCCGTTCGTTGGAATTGACCTGTACTTGTTTGACCGCATGCAGTACCCCGCCATGCGGGTCAGCCTGGACATAGACGTGACGGCGCCGATCGTCTCGGACGGCGCCGCCTTCTTCACTGGCAATGGCAGTGAGTACCGCCGCCTGTACCGTGGCAACCGCCCCATGCGGGTCAGCCGAGTAGATCCGGCAACCGCACGGTACCGCGACGACACGCTGGTGTATGTGCTCGAGCGGTAGACTGGACCCCAACCTGGAGCCACCCCCATGGGCCTGTACGACGACCTGAACCGCTATGGGCTGCTGGCAATCGGCCTGATCCCCGAGTGGGTGGACCAGGACACGACGCCGGCCAGCTACACGGGCGCGCCCACCGGCGCCAGCGCCGGGGTGTACCTGCAGGACAGCCCCAAGGCGCTGGTGCAGGTCAACGCCCGCGAGCGCGTGCACCGGCGCGAGGGCCGGGTGCAGATCACCACGGCCGACCTGACCACCACCGTGTACACGGTGACGATCGACGGCACGGCGGTGGTCTACGACGCCAGCGTGGCGCTGCCGGCCGACCTGGACGCGCTGGTGCAGGGGATCGCGGCGGCGATCGAGGCCGACGCCACCGCCACCCTGGTGGTGGACGCGGTGCAGGACCCGGACAACACCGACAGCGTGCTGATCACGGGCAAGGCCCAGGCGGACTGGTCCCTGGACGCCACCGTGGCCGGCGGTACCGGCGCGGTGGCAGCCACCGCTGCCGCAACCGGCTTCGGCGTGAGGATCTACACAACTCCGGGCGGGCTGGTGAAGTCCGGCAACACCGGCAACGCCAACGCCTGGGCTCAGCCCGCCGACGCCAGCTTCCCAGGCAACGGCTACCGCGGCTTCGTGGAGCGCCTGGACGTGGCTGGCCTGGACCGGCTGTACGTCGAGGTGCACTCGCTGACCAAGCACGCCAGCGACGGCGCCGCCGTCACCGCCACGATCGCCAAGGTCATGGTGGGCCCCGCCGTGCTGGAGGCGACCTGACCATGGGCGGCATCGCAGACAAGCGGCGAGGACTCAGCGAGGCCGACGTGCTGGCGCTGATCTCCACCTACGGCCTGGCCCTGGCCACCGTGGCCCCCCCCAACCTGGCCGCCACGGCCACCGTGGGGGTGGCGACCAAGGCGGCCCGCGAGGACCACGTGCACCGGTACGCCTTAAAGTCGCTGTACAGCACCGGCGGGGCCCAGGCCCTGGTGCCTGGCGACATCGGCGCCGAGGCATCAGCCAACAAGGGCGCAGCCAACGGCTACGCCGGCCTGGACGGCACCAGCCGTGTGTCAGCGGCCAACGCGCCCGCCAAGGCGGTGTACAGCAGCGGCGGCAGCCAGGCTCTGACCCCGGGCAACATCGGGGCGGCTGGTCGTTGGTCCGACGAGCTGGACGGCAGCGTGGCCACCGTGGGCGCCGTCACCGGCGTGTGCGGCGCTGTGACCGTGCCCAGCGACAAGTGCCTGGTGATCACCGCTACCGTGGCCTGCTGGAGCGTCGCGGGCCCGGAGGGCGCTGGCTACGTTCTGGTTGGGACCTTCCGTCGCACCGGCGGCACGGTCACCCAGGTGGGCGCCACCACGGTGGTAGCCGCGCACGAGGACGCGGGGCTGGCGGCCGCCGCTGCCGCCCTGGTGGTCAACGGCACCAACGTGGAGTGCCAGGTCAGCGGCGTAGGCGGCTTGAACCTCGACTGGCGCAGCAAGATCGTGCAGAAGCAAAGCCCCAACTGACCACTGGAGTGCCCATGTCCACCCTGTCCATGCAGCCCCCGACTTACCACCAGCTCCGCGCCGAGCTGGACCGGCTGGACTACCGCTTCTTCGGCGGTGCGCACAACCCCAACGTGCTGGGGATCCGCAACCGCAGCCGCCAGGCGGGGGGCTGGGACGACCTGCTGCTGCTGGCGTACGAGGACGACCAGGGCCAGGGGGTGGTGCACGCCTACCCAGGCACCACCGATCCGGGCCTGCCCTGGCTGACCGGACAGGGCGCCACCTCCCACGCCAGGGGCACGCTGATCCTGGTGCCCCAGCAGGCCCGGGGCTGCTGGGCCGTCGGGCCCGACCGGGTGGGGATCACCGCCCACCGCTACCCCTGCTTCCGGCAGGTGGCCCCCATGTACTTCGTGCGCGACGCCAACCGGGACGACCGCCTGGACGTGGACGAGCTGATCGCGGCGGGCCGGGTCGAGTCGGGGATCCGCGGGATCGACGGGCACCGGGCCAGCGCGCACCAGCTGGTGCCCAGCGTGGGCCTGTACGGCGCGGGGTGCCAGGTCTGGCGGGACCCCAGCGACTTCCTGCATGCTCTGGACTTCGTGACCTGGGCCAGCCAGTGGTACGGCGACCGGGTGACCTACACCCTGCTGGACCAGTGGCTGCCTGCGGGCTGTTCAGGCGCGCACGCGCTGGGATAGGCTGGGGCACCACCGCGAGGGCCCCATGTCCGTTGCCGCCGCCCCGATCAGCACCACCGCCCAGCTGGGCAAGCTGACCCTGCTGCTGCAGGCGGCCTGCCTGCTGGCGGCCCTGCTGGTGTACCTGGTGGAGCACCTGTACCCGGGGGCCATTGCGGCCGGCACCGGGCTGGCAGCGGCCACGGCCCTGCAGACGATCGGCAGCATTGCCGTGGGCGGCGGTGTCGGTGGCGGCCTTGGCGCCGTGGGCCACGGCGTGCGGCACTACCGCACCGCGGCGCCCACCAGCGCCATGCTGGCCAGCCAGGGGCCCCTGCCCGGCGCGGACGATCCCGACACCCCGACGGCGGCCCCATGACCCCCGACGTGCTGGTGGCTCTGCTGGCCGCACTGCTGGTGCTGGCGGGGCTGGTGCTGGCCTACCTGGCTTACCGGGGGCGCGTGTCCTGGGGCTGGGCTGTCGGCCTGCTGGGCCTGGGCCTGGGCCTGCTGGGCCTACGCCCGCGGCGGCCGGCCAGCGATCGGCTGCCGCAGCCCCCGCCGCCGCGCCCGCGCCCGGCGTCGGAGGTCATGCGGCCGGTGATCCGGCTGGCAGACATGCAGGCCTCGGTGGACCGGGCCGCGGTCAACGCGGCCGAGGCCGACGACGACAGGCTGGAGCGGCTGGAGCGGCTGGCCGCGATCAACGATGGAGGACGTGACCCGTGATCTTGACGTTGCTGCTGTTGTGCGCTGTGACCCTGGCTGCCGACCCCGCGCCCCGCGCGGAGACGGCCCCGCCTGCGGACACCATGCCCCCGCTGCCTGCTGCCCCGGTGCGGCCGCCAGACCGTGCAGGGGACTGCACGGCCAAGGCGGCTGCACCTGCTGGCGCCGCCCGCGACTGCGACGCGATCAGCGTGCCCCCGGCCTACCTGGCCTACCTGGAGGAGGGGCGGGTGTACGGCGACCAGCTGCACCTGCACCTGGTGGCCAGCCGGGCGGTGGCGGCTGCCGACGCCCGCAGCTGCGACGACGCGCTGACCTGGCGCGACCAGGTGATCGCCGACGCCAAGACGCCCCGCCCGGTGCTGCAGCGCCCGGGTGTCCAGGTGGGTGTCGGTGTCGGGGTCGGCACCCTGCTGACGATCGGGGCCGGCTGGGCCCTGGGGCAGGTGGCGCCGTGAGCGTGCGACGCGAGCCCCTGTCCATGCAGTCGCTGATCGGCTTCGGCGTCACCCTGGCCGGCCTGCTGTTCACCGCCGGGGCAGGCTGGTACCGCCTGGCCCAGGCCGAGGCCCACTACACCGGGCTGGCCCAGCACTTCCAGACGCACGACGCGCAGCCTGCGCACCGCGAGTCCGGCGCGCAGCTGACCGAAATGCAGGACCGGCTGCGCACGATCGAGGTCAAGATGGACCTGTACGGGCGCAACCAGGCGGCCATCTGCCAGGCCGTAGGCGCGCAGTGTCGGTGATCGTGCTGGGGCTGTGCCTGGCTGTGGCCCAGGCCCACCCACCACCCACCGACCTGGGCCGTGCGGCGGCGGATCTGGAGGCCGAGCTGGACGCGGGCCTGGCAACGCAGGTGGAGCTGTGCAGGGCGCTGGGGATCGAGTGCGAGGCGCCGCCCCCCGAGCTGCAGGCGCCGCCTGATCTGCAGGCGCCCCCCGACGACGACACGGGCGACACGGCGGCGCCCCCGCCCCCGCCCCCGCCACCAGCCCCGCCCAAGCCAGCGGCCTGCGGCCGGCAGTAGCCACAGCGGCCAGCGCATCGGTTGCGGTCGGTCGCCACCGTGGCTATGCTGCTGCCTGCAGGCGGCTGCCTGCGCCAGGACTGACGACCCGACCCGGCCCATGCGCCGGGCGCACCCCCATGGAGGCCACCGTGCCCAGCCCGATCACCGCCGGCGCCGCCGTGCCCGGCACCAAGTACACCACCCGTGGCCAGGAGCTGGTCACCGCCGGCGCCCTGGTCGAGGACGCCGGCGTGCAGTACCGCCGCGTGACCACCCAGCTGGGCGTCCACAGCGACCTGCCCATGGACTACCCGCTGTACCCCCTGGACGCGGCCAGCAGCCGCGTGGGGGCCCTGGTGGGCCTGCCCGAGGACGAGCTGCGGCCGCAGCTGGCCAAGCTGTCCGCGGAGGAGCTGGACGAGCTGGCAGACCAGGACGGCCGCACCTGGGTGCTGGACGCCGTGGTGGACCTGCAGTTGCCGCACGTGGCGCAAATGCGGCAGGACGAGGAGGACGAGGACGACGCCCTGGCCGCCAGCACCGACGGCGACGGCGTGCATGGGGTAGTCGCGCCGCCGCCCATGGCGGACAGCAGCCCCGACACCTGCGACGACAAGCCCGCCCGCCTGCGCATCGCGGCACCCGTCCCGCCGGACGCCGACACCGTCAGCCCAGCTGTGGAGCTTGACGAGGAGGACGACGCCGGCGACGTGTGCCCGTTCACCGGCCTGCCAGAGCGAATCATGCAGGGCGCCGTGGAGGCAGTCAGGACCGGCAACCTGCTGGGCGACACCGACACCGACGCCGACGACCCGCAGCAGGCCGCCGGCGCGGCGCTGGTGGAGCTGGCGGCGCTGGACGACGACACCGCCGAGGACACCGGCACCGACGGTGACGGGGCCGAGGTGGTGGCACTGCCCCAGCCCACCCGGCCCGCGCCGGCCCAGGCCACCGACCAGGACCAGCCGCCGCCGCCGCCCCTTCTGCCGGCCGGCATGGGCCTGTGCAGCGTGTGCGGGTCCCAGGACCGGATCAAGCCCAAGGTGGGCGACGAGCAGGTGCTGGTGCTGGTGGCCCACAACGGTTCCACCGGGGGCTACTGCATGGGCAGCGGTCGCCCGCCGGCCGTGGACCGGCCGCCGCGCCCGGCGCCGGTGGACCCGGCCGGCGTGTGGGACGGCGCGACGACGGCAGACGAGCGCCTGGCGATCGTCAAGGACTGCAGCACTGTCGCCGAGGTCGAGCGCCTGCGGCTGGCGCCCAGTCCGACGCCCGAGCTGCAGGCCGCGGTCAAGCGGGAGTTCGATCGGCAGGTGGCTGGCCTGGCCCGCGTGGACGAGGCCCTGGCCCTGGACGGGGCGCAGGCCCAGGTGGCCCGCCTGCGGGACCTGCTGACGCAGACCCGCACGACCGCGCGCCCCGGCGTGGTGGCCTACGCCCAGCGCGAGCTGCAGCGGAGGGAGGCCGCCATGGACCCACAGCGGGCCACCGGCGACGCCCTGGACCGCCTGGCCGCGGCCGGTGGCTGGCCGCCGCGGCTGGATGGCGAGGCCGACGACGCCATGCGCGAACGGGTGCTGGCCGCGCTGCGCCCGGCGGCTGGCACCCCAGCTGCGCTGGAGGCGGCCCTGGAGGCCGCCCTGGCTCAGGCCGGCATGCCCCACAACGTCACGATCACCCAGGGGCCGCAGCCCGGCGCTGTGGACGTGCTGGTGGTCGGCGCTGCGCTGGCCGCCCTGGACCTGGTGACCGATCGGCTGGACGCGCTGCTGCCCGCCGGGGTGCAGGCCCGGGTGCGCAGCGACCAGGCCGTGACCCCCACCCAACTGGTAGACGCGACCGACGACACCCGGCAGCCGATCGCGCAGCTGGTCGATCCGTCGCCGGCGGCCCCGCCCTGGGACCTGGGGGCCAGGCCCTGGCCCGAGCGCGTGGCCATGTCCAGCTTGGCCGCTGCGCTGGAGCTGATCCGCGAGCAGCGGGACGCGGCCATGCTGCGCGAGGCCTGGGTGCAGGTTGAGCTGGCCGACGGCAACACCGCCCTGCTGGAGGCCTGCGAGGAGCGCTGGGAGTCGCTGACCGGCGACAGCTGGGACACCGACCCGGAGGTGCCCGAGCGCCGGCAGGGGCCGGGCCAGCCGCTGCCGCCGGCGCCCGCCCCGGATCCCGAGCCGGACGACCAGGAGTCCGAGCCCCAGCGCCGCCGCGGTGGCCCCACGTACACGGCCACGCTGGAGCTGGACATGGGCGACGCCGAGGCCCGGGTGCAGGCCGTGCGCAAGGCCCGGCTGGCGTCCAAGGCCCAGGCCCTGCAGCAGCTGCAGACCTACCTGCAGCAGTGGCCGGTGCAGGCTCTGGCTGCCCAGTCCCTGGGAATCCGCATGGAGATCCGCCTGGACAACACCCCCCCCACCGACCTGGACTGACCCCCAGCAACACGCCGCGGCGGCGACCATGCGCCTTGCATTGTGTCGCCACTGCGGCTACTATCCCCACAGGAGCCCGACATGCCCACCACCCACCGACCGACGGTCACGCCGCCCACCTGCGACGTGATCCTGCGCACCCGCCTGGCGGCGCTGATCGACCTGCACGCGCCCAGCACGGCCGAGGCGGCCAAGCGGGCCGGCTGGTCCGAGTCCACGCTGTACCGCCGGCTGCACACCGATCCGACCGACCGCGACAACTACCGCCGGCTGCACGCCAGCGACCTGGACGCCATGCTGGGCGCCCTGGGCCTGGACCCCGACGCCGTGCTGCAGCCGGTGCTGCTGGACGGCGACCGCGACCTGCTGGTGTGGGTCGCCGAGCGCACGCCGGCCGACCCGCTGCCCAGCCGGGCCGGCTGGGCCGATCAGTGCGAGGGCGCCGCTGGCCGCCGCCTGAGGCGCCTGGTCCGCCAGGGCCTGCTGCAGGTGTTCGGCGACCCGGACGACCCCCACACCTGGTACATCCGGCTGACCCCCGCAGGGCAGCGCGCCCTGCACTGATCCCCAACCCCCAACCCCCACCCAGCGCACAGGACACCGACCATGACCGACCGCACCGACCCCCGCCGCGACCACGGCCGGGGCAACCAAGGCCGCCAGGACGACCGCGACCCTGCCCCCCTCCCGATCCTGGAGATCGACCCCCGCCGGCTGGGCTTGCCCAGCGGGCCCCAGTCTGAGGTGCAGTCGGTGACCGACTGCCTGCTGCGGGCCCGCCAGCATGCCAACGTGCTGGCGCCCGCCATGCAACTGCAGGAGCTGCCGGTGGACCACGTGATCACCTTCATGGTGGTGCTGTTCCCAACCGACGGGATCAACACCTACCGCGACCAGGAGGGCCGCGAGCTGGCGTCGCGGCAGCAGTCCAACAACGTTTGGTACGCCACCGACCACGGCGACCTGGCGCACCACCGCGCGGCCCTGGACATGCTGGCCCAGGCGGCTGGGATCACCTGGGTGCACAGCAAGTGCGGCCGGACCGACGACCGCAGCAAGCCCTACCTGTGGTCCTACCGCATGACCCTGCAGATCAAGGGCCTGGACGGCCGCACCCGCGAGGTGTCGCGGGAGTACGAGTTGGACCTGCGCGGCGTTGGTGACAACCTGTCGCCGGCGGCGAAGAAGGCCGGCACCGGCAAGGGCCTGCCAAACGCCCGGATCCACGGGGCGCAGCTGGCCGAGAGCAAGGCCGCCAACCGGGCGATCCGCGCTGCCCTGGGCCTGCACGCCTACAGCGTGGCCGACGCCCGCAAGCCCTTCGTGCTGCCCGTCCTGCGCTGGGTGCCCGACGCCAACGACCCGGTGGTACGCCGCATGATCGCGGCCAAGGAGCTGGGCCTGGTCAGCGAGCTGTTCGGGGCTGAGGCCGCGGCGGCGCAGGCGGCCGGCGGCACCGTGCACCTGGTGGACCCGGCTCGCGTGATCGACCACGACCCGCGGCCCGCCCGCGCGGCCCAGGCCCGCCCGGCCCTGTCGGACAACGGCCAGGACGACGACATGGCCGACCTGCAGGCCCAGGTGGAGCGCGACCGGCAGCGCGAGCGGGTGCCCGTCGAGCGGTCCGGCAGCACCGGCGGATCGCCGTGGGACGAGCAGCCCTACGACGCCCGTACCACCCAGCCCCAGGGCCCCAGCGACGCGGACTTGGACCGCTACTGCGACGCCAAGGGGTGGGACCACCCGCCGGGCCCGACGGAGCGCGCCCAGTTGCGGCGCTACGTCGAGGGCAAGGGCCGCGAGGACTACGACCTGACCATGCGGGGTGGCCGGTGACTGCGCGCTACCTGCGCCTGGCCCACCTGACCGACCTGCACCTGACCGACGGCCCGCGCCTGGAGGACCAGGCCGAGGTGCTGGGCCGGGTGGTGGCGCAGGCGGTCGAGCTGGGCGTGCAGGCCACCCTGGTGACCGGCGACCTGTACGGCCGCACCGTGCCCCACCGCAGCACGCCGGCCGAGCGGCAGGTGCTGTACCCGGCGGTGCGCAACCTGGCCCGGCTGGGCCCCGTGCTGGTGACCCCCGGGAACCACGACTACCCGGGCGACCTGGACACGCTGGCCCAGCTGGGTGGTGGCATGGACTGGCCGGTGGTGGTCCAGGACCGGCCCCAGGTGGTCAAGCTGGCGACCCCCAGCGCCGACTTGCACGTGTACGCCGTGCCCTGGCCCACCAAGCGGCTGCTGGTCCAGGAGGACACGACCGGGGGCCCCGAGCAGCTGCGGCAGCTGGCCAGCGACAAGCTGGACCAGCTGCTGGGGCTGTGGGCCAGCCGCGTGGCCCGGACGCGCAGCACCAGCCCCCACGTGGTGCAGGTGCTGGCCAGCCACTGCATGACCGTGGGCGCCCGCACCAGCGGCGGCGAGGTGCTGACGGGCCACGAGATCGAGCTGTCGCGCCGGGTCATGGGCGAGCTGGGCGTGGACTACGGCGCGCTGGGCCACCTGCACTACCGCCAGGAGTCGGCGCCGCGGTGCTGGTACGGCGGCGACCCCTGGGCCGTGGACTACGGCGAGACGGACACCAAGGGGTGGCACCTGGTGGACGTGGCCGCCAGCGTGGCCGACCTGCCGCCAGAGCCCAGCGAGGTGCTGGACGTGGTGGTGTACCAGGACCCCGGCCGGCTGGTCACCCGCGTGGCCTGGCTGCCGACCCACGCCCGCCGGTGGGTGACCCTTGACTGGCGCTGGGCCGCCGACCACGTGGACGGCAGCCCCAGGTGGGTGACCGCGCCGACCGAGCAGGAGCTGGCGCAGGTGGCCGGCGCGGAGGTGCGGGCCCGGGTGGTGGTGTCGCAGCAGTGGGTGGCCGGCTGTCCCTGGGACCAGGTGCTGGCCGACCTACAGGCCCGCGGCGCCCACCGGCTGCAGCCCGAGCGCACGATCGAGCCGGTGCACCGTGTGCGCGCCCCCGAGGTCGCCCGCGCGCCGACCCCGCACGACAAGCTGGTGGCCTACTGGGCCACGCTGGCCACGGCCCCGGACCCGGGCGACGCGGGCGCCGCCAAGGCCCTGCTGGCGGATCTCCTGTCCATGGACGACGACGCGATCCGCCAGGACACCGACCGGCTACTATCGTCCGACGGCGCGACCACGCCGCCCCCCCCCGCACAGGACTGACCGACCATGCAACCGACCGCCCTGCACGTGCGCGGGATCAACGCGATCCGCGACCTGTCCGTGGACCTGTCCGCCGTGCCCCCCGGCCTGTGCGCCGTGGTGGGCGACAACGGTCAGGGAAAGACCACCCTGCTGGAGTGCATGCTGCCGGCCACCCTGTGGCTGACCATGCCGACTCGACCGGGCACCCTGTCGGACGCCTGCACCGGCCGCGACAGTCTGATCGACCTGACCCACGTGCACAACGGCACCGAGTACCGGCACGTGGTGCAGGTGGACACGGGCGCCAGCGACAAGAGCCGGCCGACCACCGAGGCCTACCTGTACGTGGACGGGCAGGCGGTCAACGACGGCAAGCTGGGCACCTACGCCGAGGAGGTGGCCCGGTGGCTGCCCCCCCAGAACCTGGTGCTGGCGTCCAGCTTCGCCGCGCAGGATGGCAGCGGCAGCTTCGCGCGCCTGGACGTGGCCGGCCGCAAGGCCCTGTTTCGGTCCATGCTGGGCCTGGACGGCCTGCAGGCCCTGGCCGACCGGGCGGCCCTGCACCGGCGCCCCCTGGACGGCATGGCGGCCGACCTGGACCGCCAGGCGGCGGCCCTGGCGGCCGACCGGGCCCGCGCGGCCGATCTGGACCGCCAGGTGGCGGCCGCGCGGGATCAGGTGCCTGCCCTGCGGGCGGCCGTGGCGGCGGCGCGCAAGCACCACGTGGCGGCCCAGGCGGCGCATGCCACCCAGGCGGCGCTGCTGCGCCAGCTGTCCACCGCCCGCGACCAGGCCCTGCAGCAGCGGGACCAGCTGGCCGCCCAGGCCCAGGCGGCCCGGACCAAGGCCGACGCCGCGCGCCGGGACCTGGCCGCAGCCGAGGTGCTGCTGAGGCAGGCCGACGCGATCGCCGCAGCGGCAGCCCAGGCGGCCACCCAGGTGCAGGCCAGGGTTCAGGCCGAGGCCGCCTACCGGGAGGCCCGCGCCGAGCTGCAGCGGCTGGACCGCGCCGCTGAGGACGCGGCGGCCAGCCGCAGCCGGCTGGAGGCCGACCTGCGCCGGGTGCAGCAGCAGCTGCAGGCGGCCTCCCAGGCCGACGCCCAGCTGCCCCAACTGGAGGCCGACGCGGCCCGGCTGGCGGCCCTGCGCCAGCAGCGCCCTGGGCTGGCCACGGCCGCCGACGACGCCAGCCGCGCCCACCGCACGGCCGACGACGCCGCGCAGCAGCGGCAGCGCGCCGCCGTGCGGCAGGTGGACGCGGCCCGCGCGGACCTGGACCGCGCCCGGCGCGACGCCGCGGTGCTGAACAAAGTGCCATGCGAGGGCCGCTGGGACGTGCGCCTGCCCCAGCAGCAGGGCGACACCATGATCGACTGCAGCGCCTGCCCCCTGCTGGGCACGGCCGCCCAGGCCCGCGACACGCTGCCGCAGCTGGAGCAGGCGCTGGCGGACGCCGAGGCCGAGGCCGCGGCCGCCCGCGGCGACGTGGTGGGGGTGGCGGACCTGCGCGCCGCTGCCGACGAGGCCCGCCGCGCTGTGCGCGACCTGGACCTGGCGATCGTGGACCTGTCCGGCGCCGACACGGCCCTGGAGCGCGCCCGCGACGCCCAGGCCCAGCGGGCGCAGGCAGCCGCCACGCTGACCGAGCTGCAGGCGGCGGTGGCGGCCCTGGACAAGGCCGACGCGGACCGGGCCGCGCTGCGGGACGCGCACCTGGCGGCCCTGACCACAGCTGAGGCGGCGGGCAGGACTGCGGCGGCTGCGCTGGTCGAGCTGGGCGACGTGGAGGCCCGCAAGGCGGCGCTGGCCAAGGCCGCGGCCGAGGCGCCGCTGCTGCGTCGGGCCCTGGCCGACCACGACGCCCAGGCGGCCACGGCGGACACCCAGCACGCCGCCGTGGTGGTGCCCCCGGAGCCGGCACAGCAGGCCCAGGTGGTGGCAGCGCACCAGCAGGCCGTCCAGGAGGCCCAGGCGGCCGCTGAGGGCCGGCAGGACGCCCTGGAGGGCCACCTGGCTGCCCTGTCCACCCTGGCGGGCCTGCGGCAGGCCCTGGGCGACCTGGACGCCCGCGACGCGGCCCTGCAGGCGGACCGCGACCGGGTGGCGCGCCGCCGCGCCGGCTGGGTCCTGCTGGAGCGCGCCTTTGGGCCCGATGGGATCCAGGCCCTGGAGATCGACGCGGCCGGCCCTGGCGTGTCGGAGCTGTGCAACGACCTGCTGCACACCGTCGGGGCGCCGTACACGGTGGAGCTGCGAACGATCCGGGAGGCCACGGCGACGCGCAAGCAGCGGGAGGTGTTCGACGTGCTGGTGCACGACGGCCGCACCGGCACCAGCCGCGACCTCGGCCGCATGTCCGGCGGCGAACAGGTGCTGGTTGAGGAGTCCCTAAAGCTGGGGATCGCGGTGCACGTCGCCCAGCACTGGGACGGCGGGGTGCGCACCTTGTGGCGCGACGAAACGGACAAGGGCCTGTCGCTGCGCAACCAGGAGCAGTACCCCACGATGCTGCGGCTGGCCCTGGATCGCGGGCGCTTCGATCGGTGCTTCTACATTACCCACAGCCCTGTCGCTGCTGCGCAGGCCGACAGCGTGCTGCTGGTCCGTGGTGGTCGCGCCGAGGTGCTGGACCCCGGCACCTACGCCGACCGCCTGCGCACCGGCCGGGTGTAAGGTCCAGGGCGCTGGGGGCCCGACCAGGCCCCCAGCGCTGCACAGGAACTGACGATCGAGGTTGCCCATGACCGCCGCCAGCTTGGCCGACCAGCCTGCACCGGCACGACCCACGGTAGCTCTTGCGGTTCGCGCCTGCAAGGTGTGCCGATGACCACGCGCGTTGCCCCCTGGTTCCACGCCGGCGCCGCCGGCTGGGAGTCGGCCCGCGCCCGCCTGCCGCGGCCCCTGACGGTCGAGGAGGCGGTGACTGACCTGCGCTGGTGGGAACGGCAGGTACGCCTGGGCCGCGACGATCCCGAAACAGGTCGCTCGCTGCAGCGCATGCCGGGCCGTGGCCGCCTGGTCACCGAGTGGGGGTGGGACCAGCCCGACCGGGTGCACACCCCCAACGCCGTGCGGCTGCTGCTGGCGGACGTGCTGGCCTGGCACCGGCCGCCCGCCGGCGGGACGCCGCACTGCGCGGAGTGCGCCGCAGCCGCGGCCGCTGGAAAGTACCAGCCAAGTACCAGCCAAGTACCAGCCGGTGCAAGGTACAACGCCGACAATGGGCCGAAAAGTACCAGCGAAGTACCAGCGGAGTACCAGCCCGACGACGGCGCCAGCGGTCCACCAGCCGAGTGCCAGCCAAGTACCAGCCAGGACACGGTGAAACCTACGCTTTCGGCTGGACAGTACCAGCCAAGTACCAGCCAAGTACCAGCGCGACGGCGCAAGGGCGCAGGATCACCGGACTATTCGGGCACCGAGAATGCGAGAGATCGAGAGGCTACTACTGCTCCCCCCCAACCCCCCCAGGGGGGGCACCCGGTGGATCGGCTGCTGGAGTCCCAGGCCGTGACCGCCGGTCAGCGGCAGCTGCTGCTGGTGCTGCGCCGCTGGACGGATCCCGGCGCCGATCCGCCGCACCGGTGGGTGGTGGACTGGGGCGACGTGCTGGCCTGGTGGGCGCACAACGTGGTGGCCCGGCCCGACTACGCCACGCTGGACCTGGCTCACCAGCTGGAGCGCTGGGACGCCTACCTGGAGCGCGCCGCGGCCCTGCACCGGCAGGGCGGCGCTGGCGGACGCTTCCCGAAGGTGTGGAAGAATGCTGTTCACACCTGGCTTACCAACGCTGCGCGCTATGCTGCGCAGGCGCCCCCACCCCCACCCGGATCCACCCCCAGCACAGGACCCGACCATGCCGACCAGCGACGCCGTGCGACCACACGGCGACGTGGACAGCCCGACGGCGACCGCCCCGGCCTGTTCGACCTCGAACCCACCGACGCCGGGGCATACCATGACTGATCCCGGCCCGCCGCCCTGGGCGCCACCGGAGCCACCGCCTGTGCCGTGTCGCGGGGGCTGCGGCCGCCTGCTGCGCTGGACCTGGCGCAGCGGGCCGCAGGACGGCCCCAGCTTCTCGCGCGCCCGCTGGCTGCCCCCGGACTACCTGGGGGCCAGTCCGGTGTGCCCGGACTGCACCGCCGCTGCTGCTGCCCGCGCTGCAGCGACCGTGGAGGCGCGCCGGCTGGCCAGCCGGCCCGACCCGTGGCCCCCACCCGAGCCGCTGCCCCGGGTGTGCGCGGGCGGCGATTGCCCGGTGGTCATGCGGTGGACCTGGCACGAGGGGCCGTGGGACGGCCCGAGCTTTGCACGCGGCCGGTGGCAGCCCCCCACGACCTACCTATGCCCGCAGCACCTGGCCGAACAGCAGGCCCAGCAGGCGGCACAGCGGCAGCAGGAGCGCCTGGCCGCGTCGGGCCTGCCCGCGCGCCTGCAGGTGTACAGCTGGGACCGGGTGCAGGAGTACCGGGACGGCAAGGGCCAGCTGGTGCCGTACGAGGCCCGCGGCCAGGTCACCCACGCGGCCTTCAGGCGCTTCCAGCTGGGCCTGCCCGAGGGCGTGCTGGGGATCACGCCGTGGAACAAGATCCTGGCCCGCCGGTTGCGTCAGGTGTGCCAGGACGACGGCCCGGTGCGCAGCTGGCTGATCATGGGCCCGGTGGGCAGCGGCAAGTCCACCCTGGTGGCGGCGACGGTGGCCGGCCTGCTGGCCCGGGGCCTGCAGTGCTACTACCTGACCGAGGCCGACCTGTGGGCCCGGGTGCGGCAGCAGTGGGGGCAGACCGCCCGCAAGCACCACCGGGACCCGGACGTGGTGCAGGCCCTGGTGGACGTGCCCGTGCTGGCCCTGGACGACCTGGGCACGATCGAGTCGCCCAGGCCCTGGCACGTGGACGGCATGGAGCGCCTGGTGTGCGGGCGCTACGACGCCGACCGGCCGCTGCTGATCACCACCAACGCGACGGTGCAGCAGCTGGCCGACACCTACGGCGAGCGGGTGGGTAGCCGGCTGACCGAGCTGATCGGCCGCGGGCAGCGCTACGTGCGCCTGGGCGGGCCGGACTGGCGCACCGGGCTGGTGCGGCCCGACGCGCCGCCGGCCACCGACGCGCCTGCAGCAGCCGCCCCTGCAGCCGCCCCTGCAGCCGCCCCCGCGGCCGCCCCTGACCCTGACCTCCCCGACGACACCACCCCGTGCCCCGACTGTGGGTACCACCCCTGCCGGCGCATGCCCGGCTGCGAGGACTGACGACATGACCGACCCCCACGACATGACCCCCGAGGACCAGGCCGCCTACGTGCGGGCGCGCCTCGAGGAGTGGCTGCAGGAGCGCCTGGGTCGCCCGCTGGACCAGGTGCAGCGCGACCTGGAGGACAGCGGCACCATGGACCGCGTGACCGCCGCGATCCGCGCCCAGGCCGACCAGCTGGCCGCTGCCCGCGGCCGCGCGATTGCGGTGGAGGCCGCGGAGCCCACCGACGCCAACCGCGAGGCCCAGGTGCTGCGCTACAGCCTGACCCTGCCCTGGGAGCTGGCCCTGGAGCTGGGGGCCTGCCCCCGCTGCTGGAGCCTGCCCTGCGAGTGCCCGCCGATCGTGCTGACCCTGGAGCTGCGCGCGGACACCGACACCGACAGCGGGGACTGACCATGCGCCGCATCAGCTTCGGCCTGACGATCCAGCAGTACCGCAACGGCACCAAAAACGTGACCCGGCGCCTGGGGTGGGCGGGCCAGCAGGCGGGCGATCGCCTGCTGGCCGTGGACAAGGTGATGGGCTTCCGCAAGGGCCAGCACGCCACAGTGCTGGGCGAGCTGCAGGTGGTCAGCGTGCGCCGCGAGCGCCTGGACGCGATCGACCAGGACGACGTTCGCCGCGAGGGGTTCCCGCACCTGGATCCCGCCGGCTTCGTGGCCATGTTCTGCAAGGCCATGGGCTGCAGCCCTGACACCCTGGTGACCCGGATCGAGTTCCAGCAGCTGCCACCGCCGGCGACGGCATGACCCCCACGCCCGCCATGATCCGCCAGGTGCGCGACACCCTGCTGGGCCTGCAGGCCAAGGCCGACGCGGCCGCGGCGCAAGGCCGGCTGGTGGTGGACGTGCACGTGTACGTCGGCAGCCGGCGGGCCGTCCTGGCCTGGCCCGCCGAGCGGATCGTGGTGTGGGCGGACACCCGCACGCCGCTGTCACACCCGTGACGGCCACCCGTTACACTGATCCCCGCGGCCGACCAGCCGCACGCACAGGAGCGACCCGACCATGACCACGACCCCCACGCTGGACGACTGCCTGGCCTTGGCCAGCCTGTCTCAGCAGTTCGGCACCGTCGAACGCGCCACGCAGCACCCCGACGGCCGCGCCGAGTCGGACTCCACGCACACCGTCATGCTGGGCCTGCTGGCCCAGGCGCTGGCGCCGCACGAGGCCGTGCCCCTGTACCTCGGCCTGCTGGCCCAGCTGGCCTACGTCCACGACCTGGCCGAGGCCTACGCCGGCGACACCAACACCGCCGGCGGCCTGGACGCCGACCAGCGCCGCGCCAAGGCCGAGCGTGAGGCCCTGGCCCTGGCCCGGATCCGCGACGAGCTGCGGGGCATGCCCGGGGTGCTGCGGCTGGTGGACCTGTACGAGGACCAGGTGCTGCCCGAGGCCCGCTGGCTGCGGTACCTGGACAAGGTGCTGCCCAAGCTGACGCATTGTCACAACCGCTGCGCCGCCGTCCAGGCCATGGGCATGACCCTGGCCGACGTGCAGCACAGCCACCGCACCCAGGGTGCAGAGCTGCGGGCGACCTACCCCGAGTACACCCTGCTGCACGACCTGTTCGACGCGGCGGCCCACGCCGCCGAGGCCTGCTACGTGGACAACCACGGGCAGCGGTCGGTGCCACCGCCGGCGGTCTACTACAACCCCACCACCTGCAGGTACTACCTGGTGACCCACACCCTGCAGGCCGGTGTCGGTGGGGTGGTGATCACCCCCTGGTCGGAGCGCCGCGGCCGCCGCCGCCGTGGGGAGGTGGGGTGGTCGGGTGGCCAGGTGCCGACTGGCTGGCACAGGGTGCGCAACCTGCCCGAAGTGGACGTGGAGATCGTGCCATGACCCGCGCCACCACCATGGGCCACCGGATCAGCTGGACCGGCCGCACCTGGAACCCCGGGATCTTCGGCTGCACGCTGGCTGGCCCTGAGTGCCTGTCCTGCTACGCCGCGGTCATGGCGCACCGGGGCCTGGGCCCCTACGCCCAGTACAAGGGCGCGATCACCAAGGTAGACACCCACGGCGTGACCTGGACGGGCGCGGTGGTCACCGACCTGGACCGCGTGGCGACCACCGCGGCGCAGCTGCCGCGGACTCCCACCCTGGTCTTCACCACGTCCATGGCCGACCTGTACCACCGGGACGTGCACGAGGACTTCCTGGCGGCGGTGCACGCGGAAATGGCGGCGCGCCCGGTGCTGACCTTCCAGGAGCTGACCAAGCGGGCCGACCGACGGCAGCACCTGTACACCGATCCCGCCTACGTCCGGCTGGTGGAGCGCCAGCTGCAGCAGCGGCACCCTGGGGCCGCCTGGCCCGGCTGGCCGCTGCCCAACGTGTGGCAGGGCACCACCATGGGCGACGACGCGCCGGCCAGGCACGACCGGGCGCGGGCGCTGTGCGCCACCCCCACGCGGGCCGTGCGCTTCCTGTCTGTGGAGCCCATGCTGCAGGCGCCGGACCTGCGGGGCTACGTCGAGCCCCACCCGCTGACCCGGGCCACCCAGGCCCTGCGCGCGGGCCGGTACCCCGTGGCCGACAAGGGCCCCGGGTCGCCGATCAACCTGGTGATCCTGGGCGGCGAGTCCAAGTACACCCGTCGAGCCCCCCGCCCCCTGGACCTGGACGGGCTGCGCCGGGTGATCGACTACGTGGGCCGGTGCGGGCCCGGGGTGGCCGTGCAGATCAAGCAGCTGGGCGACGTGTGGGCCGCCCAGGCCGGCAGCGCGGACAAGGCCGGGGCCGACCCGGCCGACTGGCCCGCCGACCTGCAGCCCTACTACGGCCTGCCCGGCCACCTGGCCCAGCAGGCCGGGCTGGGGGCAGCATGACCGACCGCGACGACGGCAAGGTGATCCGCCGCGAGTGGTTGGCGCACCCGGTGCTCACCGACCTGACCGCGGACGGGGTGGTGGTGGGCGTGGACCATGGCGGCACCGACGGCGCCGCTACGTTGGTGGTGCTGTCGGTGGACGGTCAAGGCCGCGGGCAGGGCTACCGCCCCGTGCTGGTGATCGTGGACGACCCCCACGACGACGCCCCACCCGATCCCGACCGGCTGCGCGAGGTGCTGCGGCGTTGGGTGGAGGCCTGCGACGGGCTGCGCGACGGCCTGCAGGATCTGGCCCACGCCGCCAGCGCTACCTACGGCGCGCTGGAGGAGCTGCTGCAGCGCCTCAAGCTGCCCGAGCTGCTGCAGCGCCTCAAGCTGCCCGAGCTGCGCCTACCCGACGAGCTGCGGGCCGAGCTGGACCAGCTGACCCGCCGGGCGGCCACGACCGCGACCAGCTGGCCGCTGCTACGCCGGCCGCCACCGCCGCCGCCGGCATGGCCCACGCAGCCCACCCGGGCCATGGCCTGGCACCCACACACCTGCTCCACCGCCCGCCGCCGTCGCGGCCCTTGGACCCTGCCTCGGACGCCCGCATGAACGCCCCCACCGACGTGACCCAGGACAAGCTGCAGGTGCGGCTGGACCGCTTGCGCGCGATCCTCACCAGCGGCGGCTATCAGTACGACACCGAGCGCGACCTGCAGGACCAGCTGGAGCTGCGCCTGCAGCAGGCGGGCCTGCGGTACAAGCGCGAGGCGCCCCTGGCCAAGGGCCGCGGCACGCCCGACTTCCTGGTGGGCGAGCAGCCCTGGCTGGTGGTCGAGGTCAAGATCAAGGGCAGCCGCAACGACCTGCTGCGCCAGGTGGACGGCTACCTGGGCGACGGCCGGGTTGGCGCCTGCCTGGTGGCTACCACCCGGACCGGCCACCGCGACCTGCCCACGACCATGCACGACAAGCTGCTGCGGGTCGCCTGGCTGTCCACCGGCGCCGCCCTGGGTGGGCCGACCAACCCCAAGCAGACGGAGGAAACCCCGGCTGTGGGGCAGCTGGTGCGCACCGCCACGGGCTGGGCGGTCAACCTGGAGGCCCACGCCATGGGCCGCTTCAAGCGCATGTTTCCACGTGTGCAGGCCAAGCACTACGGCACGATCCACCTGGACGACCGCCGCGAGACGGCGCGGGATCTGGTGTGGTACATGACCCGCTTCCCGTTGCAGTGCAGCGAACTGGACCTGGCCCACCTGCACGTGCAGGCCGAGCGCTACGACCGGCAGCGGGCCCGGGTGGCAGCGGTGGCCAACGGCACCCTGCGCCCCCGGGACTTCACCATGGAGATCCCGCCTCGGCCCTACCAACTGCGCGCCGCCGAGATCGCGCTGCAGGGTGGCGGCCTGCTGGTCGCGGACGAGGTGGGCCTGGGTAAGACGGTGACCGGGATCACCTGCCTGACAGACCCCACCACCCGGCCGGCCCTGGTGGTGACGCTGACCCACCTGGGGCACCAGTGGGAGGAAGAGCTGCGCAGGTTCGCGCCGCAGCTGAACGTGCACCTGATCCGCAAGGGCACGCCCTACGACGTGACCCGGCCCAAGGGCGGACGGAAGATCGGCAACGACCAGTTCCACGTGCCAGCCGACACCAGCGGCCTGGGGGGCGATCGCCCCTTCCCTGATGTGCTGGTCACCACCTACAGCAAGCTGGCAGGCTGGGCGGACGTGCTGGCGCCCGTCGTCAAGGCCGTGGTGTGGGACGAGGTGCAGGAGCTGCGCAAGGGCGACGACACGGGCAAGGGGGCCGCGGCCTACCACCTGGCGCGCAACGCCGAGCGGCTGCGCCTGGGCCTGTCCGCCACCCCCGTGTACAACTACGCCGACGAGATGCACGCGATCATGGAGGCGATCACGCCGGGGCACCTGGGCACCCGCGACGAGTTCCTGCAGGAGTGGTGCGCTGCCCAGGGCAGCTCCAACCACCGGGTGCGGGACCCCGAGGCCCTGGGCAGCTGGCTGCGGTCCGAGGGGATCATGGTGCGTCGCACGCGCCGCGACGTGGGCCGCGAGCTGCCGCCGGTGCACAACGTCCCCGTGCTGGTGGAGGCCGACCTGGACGGCCTGGCCCGCGCCGAGCGCGACGTGGCCGAGCTGGCGCGGGCGATCCTGGGCGAGCACACCCAGCCCCTGGAGCGGGGCCGGGCGGCCCGGGAAATGGACACCAAGCTGCGGCAGGCCACCGGGATCGCGAAAGCGCCGTACGTCGCTGCCTTTGTCAAAGGACTGTTCACGGACGGCGCCGATCGCGTGGTGCTGGGCGGCTGGCACCGCGAGGTGTACACGATCTGGCTGGACCTGCTGCGCGAGTTCGCGCCGGTCATGTACACCGGCACCGAGTCGCCCAGCCGCAAGCAGGCGGCCAAGGACGCCTTCGTGTCCGGCGAGTCGCGGCTGCTGATCATGTCGCTGCGCAGCGGGGCCGGCCTGGACGGCCTGCAGACGATCGGCTGTCGGGACGTGGTGTACGGCGAGCTGGACTGGTCGCCCCAGGTGCACCACCAGTTCACCGGCCGGATCCACCGCGACGGCCAGCCCGACCCGGTGACCGCGTGGTTCCTGCACTGCGACGGGGGCAGCGACCCGACCGTGCTGGACGTGCTGGGCGTCAAGCGCAGCCAGTCGGCCGGGATCCTGGATCCCACGGGGACCAACCCCGAGGCCCCGGCGGACGACAGCCACGCCAAGGCCCTGGCGCGCCGCCTGCTGGGCCTGGCGCCGGCGCAGGAGGACTGATGGAGCCGCGCACCCTGACCCTGGGCATGGATGCCAGCTGGACGGGCTGGGGCTGGTGCCTGGGCGACCAGCACGGCCCCATGCAGGTGGGGCACCTGGCCCTGGGGGCGCCCCGCCGGCGCGACCGCGCCACCAAGCGCGACCCCACCCCCGACCTGCGCAGCACCCACCGGCTGCAGCGCCTGCACCGCTACCTGCACGGCCCGCTGGCCTGGGTGCTGGCCGACGCGCAGGTGCTGCGGGCCCCCACCGACCCGCTGGTGCGGGTGGTGATCGAGGTGCCCCCGCTGGGGTACAAGATGGGCAAGGCCTCGGCCTACGTCGGGGTGGGGCGCCTGGTGGGGTCGATCGAGCTGTGGGCGTGCAGGCCCAGCCTGGCCACACCCTGGGTGCAGGAGCCCGGCGAGTGGCGCGCGCACTGGCGGATCCCGCCCAGCCGCAAGGGGCGCGGCAGCGCGGAGCTGAAGGCCGACGCGATCGCGCTGGTCGGCAAGCTCTACGGCGACCACTGGCTGGCGCCCTTCCGTGCGACCGACGCCGGCGGCCCCCGCGGCGACGTGGCCGAGGCGATCCTGCTGACCGTGCGCGCCAGCGCCGACCCCAGCGACGCGCCAAACACCCCCGAGGCCTGGCCCGACTGCCCCGACGGGGTGCACTACATGCCGTAGCGGCGACAATCTTCCCGGCGTCAGCTTGCCACCGTGGCGAGCATGACGTAAGGTGTGAACACCGGCACCGACCAACCCCGCCGGGCCCCGACACAGGACACCGACCATGACCGCCACCACGATCCCGACGACCGAGGCCGCCCTGGAGGCCCTGATCGGCCGCACCGCCGACGCCATCATGCTGCTGGCCCTGCCCATGGCCGACCTGCGGGCCCTGGCCCACGTCCTGGTCCAGCCGCCGCTGCCCCGCAGCAAGGACGCGGCGGTGCAGGCCCTGCTGGCCGTCAGCCCGACCGACCACGCCGCCGCCCTGGGCCAGGCCGCTGGGGCGGCCGGCAAGCCGCAGGCCGCCAACCCGTACGACCGAGCGCTGACCCCCGAGCTGGCGATCACCTGGGAACACGCGCGGACCGTGACGACGGCGCCGGCTACCAGCGACCAGGCGGCCGACGACCAGGCGGCCGCTGTGCGCCCGCTGCCCGGCTTCGCTGCCGACAGCAGCCCGGCCGAGGTCGAGGCCGGCAAGGTGATAGCTGCCGCCAACCAGGCCGCCCTGCAGCAGGTTCTGGACGAGGCCCCGCCGCGGCCCCAGCTGGACGAGGACGTGGAGGCCATGCACGCGGAGCTGCTGGACGAGGTGGCGGCCGGCCAGGCCCCGGCCGTGGCCTGGACCCCCAGCGACGCCGCCCTGCGCGACTGGACGCCCCCGGCCGACGTGCTGACCCGTCCCGACGTGCGGCCCTGGGCCGACGGCGTGCGCGACGACGACGCGGACCGCGGCGAGGCCGTGCGGATCCTGATCTACCGCGCCCTGCACCAGCACCAGGCTCAGCGCCTGACCGACCTGGCGGTGCCCGACCTGCAAGCCCTGTGGGCCGGCATCTTCGGGCGGACCACGACCCGCAGCTGGGCCAGCAACCTGACCCGGCACTGCCGGGGCGCGATCGCGAACCCGGAGTACGTGGCGGCGCTGGCGCCCAAGGCGGCCCGGCCGGCCCCGCCCACCCGCGTGGCCGACCTGCAGGCCAGCCTGGCGGCCCTGCAGGCCGCTGCCGCTGCCCTGGTGGCCAGCGCAGCCAACGACACCGGCCCCGGCTTCGACCGCTGGACCGTGGACCCCGACGCCCTGGCCGCGCTGACGGCCCTGCTGCCCACCACCCCCTGATCCCGACCCCACCCACCGCCGGGGCCCTGCGGCCCCGGCCTGGAGCCCGACATGCGCGATCCGCACACACCGCCCCCCGCCCGCCACGGCCTGCCGCTGGAGGCGCTGGCCGCCGCCCCCGCCTGGGTGCACCCTGCCGGCATGGCCGCGCCCGAGGCCTGGTGGCCGCTGGGGCGCTACCAGTACACCAAGCTGGACGGCACCCGCGTGGACGCGGTGCTGGTCCTGGCCGTCGGTGCGGCCGTCGGCCTGTCGGCGCAGGACCCGGCCCAGCTGGTCAGCCAGTGCAGGCCGGACTGGCCGCCGGCGCCCGACATGGGGGGGCTGCAGCAGGCGCAGCTGCGGCTGGTGCTGGAGCTGGGGGCGGCGGTGCTGCGCCACGTGGTGGTCGAGCTGGGCTACCGCAAGGATCCCGGCAGCGAGCCCGAGGTGCGCCGCCTGGATCACCTGGTGCCCCGCGCCGACGGCGCCGCCCTGCTGGCCCACGACCTGGACCGCAACGCCCCCCGGGCCTTCCGGCTGGACCGGATCGCCTGGGTGCGCGTTCCCACCCCGTGACCCACCCAGTGCCACCGTGCGCCTGTACCTGACCCAGTGGTTCCTGCACGTCCCTGCCGCGTTGCGGCGGCCTGGGACCGCGCACCACGATCGCGGCCGCAAGGCCCACGCCGAGCCGGGGCCGGCCGAGGCCCACTACGCCGCCCTGGTGGCCGCTGGGACCGCGGCGCTGGCCGAGGCCGGCACGGACACCTGGGAGCAGCGGGGCGCGGGCCTGCAGTACGTGGAGCTGCACGCGGTGGACACGGACGACGACCCGCTGGCGCTGGCCTGCGCCCTGGCGGATGACACCTGGGCCACGCCGCACCTGCTGCCCCCCCGTGGCCATGCCCCCTACCCCTGGCGCCTGGACGACCAGCGCCGACCCTGGCCCAGCAGCCGGCGCGTGCTGCGCCACTGGGCCGCCCCCCGACCGACTGAGGACTGACCGATGCTGACCGGCCCCCACGACCGCCCCCCGCTGCCCCCGGACATGGATCCGCGCCGTGCGCTGGCCGAGCTGGCCGGCGCTGTCGTCCTGCTGGCCCTGGTGGTGCTGTACGCCATGACCGACGTGCACGCGGTGGACCGGCTGCTGCTGCAGCTGCTGGCCTGGCTGTGAGCGCCACCGGCGCCACCGACTACCGCGACGGTGGGACCTACTACACCCCGGTGGGGGTGGCCCGGAAGATCGTCGGTCGCTGGGCGCCGGAGTTCCGCGCCTACCCAACCACCGGCCGGCACGTCGGCCGGCTGCTGCGGGTCCTGGACCCCAGCGCCGGCGGCGGGGCCTTCCCCATGGCCCTGCTGCACCACGGCCTGGTGCAGCCTGGGTCCATGGAGGTCATGGACCTGGACCCGGCTGCCCGCGCCCTGCGCCTGCCGGCCGGCATGCTGCGCACCGTGGCCACGGTGACCGACGACCCGGTGCGCACCGGCTACCTGGTGACCGACCCCCAGCAGCAGCCCGACCTGGTGACGGGCAACCCCCCGTTCGGGGTGCCCCGCCCCGCCGAGCGCTGCACGGACTGCGACGGCGCCGGCACCCTGACCACCCGGGCCAGGTGGGCCGTCGTGGACGGCGACCGCATGCGCATGCTGCAGCCCCACGAAGCTGCGACCGCCCAAGGCTTCCCAGCCAGCTACCAGCTACCCCGCAAGCGCGACGGGTCTGTGCACGTCACCTTGGCCAACCACCTGATCGGCAACGCGGTGGCCCCGCCCCTGGCCCGCGACCTGCTGGTGGAGGTGCTGCGGGCGGCCTGACCGTGCCAGCCCGGCGATAATCTTCCCGCGATAGCTTGCCACCGCGGCGAGCGTGACGTAAGGTCTGAACACCGGCACCGACCAACCCCGCCGGCCACCCCCCAAGCACAGGACCCTGACCATGACCGCCACCCAGCCCCACATGCAGCGCCCGCTGCGGGTGGGGCGCCCACCCCACTGGAGTGCCGACCATGCCCCGCACCGACCTGCCGCAGCCCGAGCTGCGCCTGCACCTGCCCCCCGACATGCTGGCCGCCGCCCTGCGCCCCCTGCGCGACGGCGGCAGCTGGGTGGCCCCCGAGGCCTGGGCGGCGCTGGTGCAGGACACCCTCCCCACAGCGACCAGCGGCCCCAGGTACTGGTGCTTTGCCCACGCCGACCGGCTGCTGCGCGAGGGCCTGGCCGCGCCCGACCTGCGCGTGCTGCTGGCCGGCCTGCGGCTGGTGCTGGAGGCGGCCCGAAACCGGCTCAACGACGCCGAGGCCATGGCAGTGGTCAAGGCCACCAGCCTGGTGCTGGCCTGGTTGCCCTTCGAGGCCGACGTGCTGCTGGACGAGGAGGCCGCCGACGACGCCAGGGTGTACCAGCTGGCGCGGGCCCTGTTGCCCTTCGTCGAGGCTGCCGCCTGGGAGCGGCAGGAGGCGCCGGTGGATCTGCACCAGCGCCCCGTGCTCGCGGGCGGCGAGGTCCGCTGGGCCTGCATGGCCGGACTGGCGGCCAAGCTGCACGCCGAGGCCGTGCTGGCCAAGTACGCCAGGGATCTGGTGCAGGACCCCTACGACGACCCGATCCCTGGCACCGACCCCGGGATCTGGAACACAGCCACGGGCCACGACCCGGGGCCGGTGGACGACGCCGATCCCGCTTGCCGCTGCGTCGCGCTGCGCCCGGTGACGGCCGACGATGTGGCCGCCGCGATCAACGCGGCCCCGCCGCTGCACCCGGTGACCGGCGCCGGGCTGCGCCTGCTGTCCGACGACGACCTGGCGGCCCTGGCCGCTGGGGGCGAACCGCTGGCCGATCCCGCCGCTGTGCCGACCGCGACCTGCAAGGGGTGCGGCGGCCCGCTGTACGGCGACCTCGGCACCTGCGGCACCTGCTACCCCCTGTCCTGACCACCCACGGAGCTTCGACATGGCCACCCCACTGCCCAACCTCGCTACGCCCACCTGCAGCTTCTGGTGGGTCACCTACACCGACCGTAGCACCGCCTTCATGCTGGCCCGCGACATGACGCACGACCAGGCCCTGGTGCAGGCCCAGCAGGACGCCCCCACGGGCAAGGCCGTGGCCACCGTCGCCACGCTGCCCTACCCGCCCCGCGGGCTGTCGTCGGACGAGTACCCGCCCCACGGCTTCCCAGGCTTCTGCTACCGCCCCAGCCAGTGCGCGGGCACCACCAGCTGCCCCAACCGGCGCAGCTGCACCGACTGACCCGACCACCCCACGGGCCCGCCGTGGCCCACCACCCGCAGGACACCGACCATGCAAGCCCTGTACGACCTGACCGCCCCCGGCGGGATCGCCCCCGACACCACCACCGACCCGGCCGCCCCGACCCGCCCGGCCTGGGCCGGTCCGCAGCTCCTGGAGGTCCGCAGCCAGGAGGACCGCCGCGGCCGTGGCCGCTGGTGGGGGCCCAACGCGGCCGGCTACACCGACCAGCTGGACCGCGCCGGCCTGTACGACGCGGACAGCGACCCGGTGCGCGACCACCTGGGCTACCAGCCCGGCGAGTCGCACACCCACGTGGTGGACGGCCGCGTGGTGGTGGGCCCGGCCGTGCGCCTGCTGGCCATGCTGCGCCAGGTGGACGCCGCCTGCGACACCGACGACGACCTGGGCGCCCTGCTGGATCCCGACGACCGCGACGGCCGGGCCCTGGCCCTGCTGCACGAGTACGTGGCGCTGCGCGACGCCGCCGCCCTGGGGCAGGCTGTCGCCGAGGCGGCCGACATGCCCGTGCATCAGCTGCTGCTGGCGGCTGCTCAGCTGCCCCGGCTGCTGCAGGCCCTGGACGAGCACGTGGTGCAGCCCACGGCCGACCTGCTGCAGGCCATGCTGTCCGAGGTCGAGCGGGCCCGGGACCTGGCCGCCACGGCCCGCGCGCTGGTGGCTGGGGTCAGCATGCACAAGGCGGCCGCGGCCGCTGTGGCTGCCGTCGTGGCTTGGCTGCGGGGCCCGGACGTGTCCGAGGACGAGGCGCGCGCCTGGCTGGAGGACCGGGGCCTGCCGGCCACCGGCCTGGAGCGCCACTTCAACCACGGTGACACCTGCTGGACGGCCAGGGGGCACGGGATCGTGGCCTACGACTTCAAGATCACCAGGGAGCGCCGCCGCATGGCCGAAGTGATCGAGCAGGGCGCGCACCTGGACCCGCTGGCGCATGCCCGGCTCAGGGCCCGGCGCTACGTGGTCACCCCGGCCGCCGAAGCCCAGGCCCAGGCCCTGGGCTACCCGGACGGCGCCGGCGACCTGCTGTCCATGGCGCTGGTGGACGTGGCCCGCCTGCAGGCCGCGGGCCGCGCCGTGGTGGTGTCGTCGGACGACGCGGGCCTGGTGGAGCGCGACCGGCTGGTGGAGCTGGATGACGCGCTGCACGCGATCGGGCGGCCGTCGTGACTGCCGCCCAGTACGCCAAGGTGCTGCAGGACGCCCTGCCCGGCTGGACCGTGCAGGCGGACCCGGACACCCGCGGGGTGCTGCGCTTGCACTCGCCCGCCGGCCTGCTGGGCTTGGTGCGGCCCAGCACCGGCGCGGTGGGGCACGAGCTGCAGCCCGGGTTCCGCACGTGGACCTGGCCCCGCCCCGAGTACCGCGGGGCCCGCGGCGCCCGCCGCTTGGCGGCCGAGCTGCTGGCCGCCAACCCGCCCCCAGCACCAGCGGAGCCAACGCCATGACCACCGCGCCCTGCACCTACACCGTGCACCGCGACGGCGACGCCCTGGTGGTCACCTGCGCCGTGTGCGGCCCCAGCCGGCTGGACCGCGCCGGCGCCCTGGCCCTGGTCGATCCGGTGCTGGGCCTGTCGGGCCCGCTGGGGCGCTTCCAGTCGGCAGCCACGGCTGCAGAACGCCGGCGCCTGGTGGCGCTGGTGCAGGCGCAGCTGGACGACTGGCCGGACCTGCATGGTGCCAC